AGTTCCTTTTCAGGAACGTGTTAATAAATTTTTGAATTGGTTTAATTTAGAATTTACAAAACACGGAAAACCTCAAACTAAATTTAGAACCTTAAACAACCAAACAGAAAATAATTTAAAAAAGTTATTGGATAAATACACTACTGATGAATGGAGTTTAGCTTTTGAAAATATGATTAATAACGTTTGGGTAATTGAAAATAAAAATGCAACACCTGATCATTTTTTAAGACTTGCTAATTTTGAAAAATACCTAAATGAAAATAGACCAAAAGAAAATAATTTTAAATTCGCATGGCAATGATAGAAGGATTTAAAATAACAGAACAAGGTGATGTAGTAAGTAAGCTATATAAACACCGAGATAATTACCATAACAAAGGAAAGTATTTAGGCTTTGTTGAACTTCATAAATACTATTCAATGAGTTTAGGCAACTGTACTGATTGGACTGGATTTCCTCAAAGTGGTAAGACACAGGTTTTAATGGAATGTTTAATTAATACTTCAAAGTTTTATGGTTGGAAACATTTAGTATATTTTCCTGATGTTGGTAATACTACTGAAATTGTAGCGGATTTAATTCAGAAAAAGACGGGTAAAAGTTTTGATCCAAACGCAGAAAATGTAATTACAGATTTAGAAATTACAATGGGAATGGAATGGGTATTAAACCATTTTAATATCATAACACGAAAAGACACAAAAGGAAAAATAACACCTAAGGAATTTTGGGAATGGGCCGTTGAATTGAAGTACGAAAAAGAATTACATACTGCTTCAATCGATAGTTGGAAAGATTTAAACCACGATTATGCAACGTATGGAGGTTACGCACAATATTTAGAATATATTTTACCTTTAAGAAATTATTTAGCAGAAGAAAACAATTTACATTTTCACACAATTATACACCCTAAGTTGACTGAAAAAGAAAACGGAAAAAGAAATCCACCAAGTCCATACGATTTAAAGGGTGGTAGTGAATGGTATAATTCAGGAAAGTGCATGATAACAGTACACCGTGAAAATCATGAATATAATGAAGCAGATATTATATTTCATAAAATAAAACCACGTTCAAATGGTGAAGTAGGTAATTTAAAAATAAAATTTGATAAAGCAACTTTATGTTATTATTTTGATAGTTTAGAAAATAATAGATTTGTAAAAGTTTTTGCAAGTGAAGAAAAACAAGAAATTAAACCTAAACAACCCGAACCAATAATCGACAAAGACGGACAATCAGCCTTAAATTGGGGTGGTGGTTTAATGTCAGCAAGTGAAAAGATTAGATTAGCAAACGAAAATCCATTTTAATATGAGCCTTGAGATGATTAAAAGAAAGTCAGGAATGAATATGCTTTACTGGAGATTAAAGTACAGTCTTGACGAAATACAAGAGAAACACCCTGAAAGATTGGACATAATTTGTCCAATGGAAGAAAGCATGAAAGAAGTAGCTGCAGTTGTTGAATATTTAACGCATTGTGAAAAGGTTTATCAAGCTACGGAAAGACGAAGCCACAAGTTAGAATTAGAAAACTTACAGCTAAAACAAGAAAACAGAAGTTTAAGTGAACATTTAAAAACCTTAATTAGTGGTGAGATATGAAAAAATATAGAATACTTAATTTATACGCTTGTTTAGGTGGAAATCGTTACAAGTGGGATGAGGTAGCTGACAATTTAGAAATAACAGCCGTAGAGTTAGACCCGGAAGCCGCACGTTTATATCAAGAGCGATTCCCGAATGACAAAGTAATAGTTGCAGACGCACACCAATATTTATTAGAACATTACAAAGAGTTCGATTTTATTTGGAGTTCACCTCCTTGTCCTACTCATTCAAGAGCCAGATATTGGAATAGTTCAAATTATGATACTACAACAGAACCCGTTTACCCAGATATGAAATTATATGAAGAAATTTTATTTTTACAGCATTATTTTAAGCACGGTAAATTTGTAGTTGAAAATGTAATTCCATATTACGAACCTTTAATTCACGCACAAAAAAGAGGAAGACATTTATACTGGACAAACTTTAATTTACCGAATGATTTAAACGATAGAAGGTTTGCAATTAGCCAAGCAAAAGACGAATTAAAAGGGTTATGTAAATTTCATGATTATGATTTTAAAAAATATAACGGAACACAATTAGTAGTTAAAATGGCTCGTAACTTAGTAGATTATGAAGCAGGAAAAACAATACTTGAAACAGCTTTAAATATATTTAGAAAGTCAGATGTAAATCAATTATCAATACTTGATGAACTATGAAAACACGAAAATGTAAATATTGCCGTCAACAATTCCAACCATACACAACTCTACAAAAAAACTGCTTTGAACCAGATTGTGTAACAGCATGGATACAAGAAACAAAAGAAAAGAATTGGAAAAAGAAAAAAGCTAAGTTAAAAATGGATTTAATGACAATCCAGGACTACATAAAATTAGCACAGCAAGTATTTAACAAGTGGATAAACCTACGAGATAAAGGATTGCCTTGTATAAGCTGCGGAAAGCCAATTAACGGACGTGTAAACGCTTCGCATTACTTCAATGCTAACAACCATTGGAATGTTCGTTTTAATGAATTTAACGTACATTCATCTTGCATTACGTGCAACCAATATTTAAGCGGTAATTTAATCGAGTACAGAAGTAGATTAATTAACAAAATAGGAATTGAACAATTAACACTTTTGGAGCTGGAGGCTAATAAAACACGGAAGTTTACAATAGAAGAATTAAAGCAAATAATTAACACCTATAAATTAAAGATTAAACAACATGAATTATAAATACATTTCAAAGATTTATGTAAAGCACCCAAAAATGCTGTACACATATTTTATCATAAAAGCACCTAAGACTAAAAAATATCTTAAGTGTTTTCGTAAAGAAAAAGATGCTATTGAATATTTACACCAATACGCAAAGGAAAATAATATTAACGAATTTAATTTATTAAAATGATTACAGGATTTGAAACATACACCCATGAGTTGACTAATGAAGAACTTGAAATCTTACCTTTGGTGATGCACGGATTTAGGCACTACAAAAAGACGAACCCAATAAAGGCAGAGTTGATTGTATCTCGAATGAATATATTTCTACATGAACACGGATATAAAATTAAAATGAGCCAACCTCGTTTACGCAAAATGGTTAACTACATTCGCACAAATGGACTCATGCCGCTAATTGCGACCTCACAAGGATATTTTACAACTGATTGCAAGGTAACTATCCAAGAACAAATAACAAGCCTTCAAGAACGCGCAAATTCAATTGAGAGATGCGCACAAGGTTTAAAGAAATTTTTATGAAAGTAACGGATAAAATAGAAATAACAAACGAAGATAATATGTTATTAATGGCTCGTTATCCTGATAATTATTTTGATTTGGCAATAGTTGACCCGCCTTATGGGATTAATTATAGTGGTAGAGATGGGCAAAAAACAATTAAATATGATAATTCAAAGCAATGGGATAAAGAAACGCCAACACAATTATATTTTAACGAATTGTTTAGAATTTCAAAAAATCAAATAATTTGGGGTGCTAATTATTTTACAGAATATTTTAATTTAGGTAAAGGTATGATTTGCTGGTTTAAACATCAAAATGGTAATTTCTCTGAATGGGAATTAGCTTACACAAGTATAGGTAACGCAAAGCATTTTGATAGAAGTTATCAACAAGACCAATATAATAAAATACACCCTACTCAAAAGCCCGTTGCACTTTACAAATGGCTCCTTGACAAATACGCTCAACAAGGTAACAAGATACTTGACACTCATTTAGGTTCAGGTTCAATTGCAATAGCTTGTCACGATTATGGATTTGAACTAACGGCTTGTGAATTAGATTTAGAATACTACGAAAAAGCGGTTGAACGAATAAACAACCACGTAGCACAATTAAAATTATTTTAAGTATTTTTTTTTAAAAGCTATTATTATATTAAAAATTTAGATTATATTTGTAGAAAATTAAATAAAGTTATTATGAAAAATGTATTAAAAAGTCTGGCAGCGTTCCAGCAAGAGGTGAAGGTAATTCACAAAGCAACTCAAGGTTACGGATATTCTTATTCGGATTTACCAAAGATATTTAGCGAGATTAATCCATTGTTACAAAAACACGGATTAGGCTTTACGCAACTAATCAATTCAAAAGACGGATTGAACTATCTTAAAACTGTTTTATTTCATATTGAAAGCGGAGAAATGATAGACTCTGAAACATTGATACCTTACGTACAATTAAAAGGCATGAATGACTATCAGTCTTTTGGTTCAGGTGTTACGTATTTTCGTAGATACTGTTTGAGCTCAATTCTTGGGTTAGTAACTGACAAAGACACGGACGCCTCAGGTGAACAGATTAAACCAAAGAAACCAAAGATTGACAATGATAGGCTTATGAAAGCTATTGCGGCAGTTAAAAGTGGTAAATATGAATTAGCTGATATACCGTTGAACTTTGATTTAACTGATGAGCAAATAGAAATACTTGGAAAGGTATGAAAGTAAGATGTTCACAAATAGGAAAGATTATGACGAACCCCCGTACCAAGGGGGAGAGTCTTTCTCAAACTGCTAAAAGTTATTTACTTGAGTTAGCTATTGAAGAAAAATACGGTATTCAAAAGGAGTTTTGGAGTCGATATACAGACAAGGGAAACCAAGTAGAAGACGAATCGATTAAATTAGTTGAAAAAGTTTTAGACTTGGGCTTTATGTACAAGAATGATGAGTTACTCGAAAATGACTGGGTAACAGGAACTCCCGACATAAACACGGATGTACTGATTGACGTAAAAAGTTCTTGGGATGCGTTTACATTCT